GCCATCCAGGGCGACTTCGTGACCCTGTCTGCTGTGACAGGCAATCCCGGCGGAATTCCAGACGCTGACCTTACGCACGAGTTTGAGATCACGTCAATCGTCAACGCTAACGCTTTCACGATTGAATGCCCTGTTCCAGCCGCGACCACGGCAACGAATGTCGGTTCAGCCACGGTTCAGTTTCAGATCAACGTCGGCTCAGACATCAATTACTTCGACTTTGGTTGGGGTACTGGAGCCTGGGGCGCGGAGGCCTGGGGCACACCGCGTACCGGCACTGGTGCAGCCGGTAAAGAGCTTTTCTCTCGTGTGTGGCAATTCGACAGTTACGGCGAAGATGTGATCTGTCAGCTCGTCGATGGCCCTACCTTTATCTGGCAGCCCTCCTTGGGTACCAACACACGTGCAACGGCTGTGGCAGGCGCGCCTACCGCAAGTAAGTACGCATTGATTTCAACGCCTGATCGTCACCTGGTGTGTTTTGGAACAGAGACCATCATTGGCTCGTCAGCCACCCAGGATCCGATGTTTGTTCGGTTCTCTGACCAGGAGGACATTTCCGACTTCGTGGCGACAGCGACGAACACTGCTGGTGGGCAACGATTGAACGACGGAAGTCAGATCGTTACTGCCATTCGTTCGCGTGGTCAGATCCTGATCTTTACTGATACCGCACTGCACGGTATGCAGTTTATTGGACCGCCCTATACATTCGGCTTCCAGCAACTCGGTGCAAACTGCGGCTGTGTGGGTCCGCATGCTGCGGTTGACGTCAACGGCCTGTCCTTCTGGATGGGCGTGGAAGCGTTCTATGTATTCGACGGTACGGTGAAAAAAGTTCCTTGCTCTGTGCAAGACTTTGTTTTTCGCGACATCAACCTGGTGCAGTCTCAGAAGTTCAACGTCGGTGTCAACTCGCAATTTAACGAGGTGACGTGGTGGTACTGCTCACAAGGGTTCGATTACATCAATCGCTTTGTGACGTACAACTATTTGGAAAACACCTGGCACATTGGTTCCATGCCTCGAACTGCTTGGAACGATGTTGGAACTTTCACAAAGCCCACGGGCTGCGAGTACTTCCCTGATTCTGTTGCTCCGGCATTCCCGACCGTCTATGGCGTCACGGCTGGTCGCTCACGGGTATACAACCAGGAGACAGGATTCAACGCCGTCAATGAGCCGTTGCCTGCATATCTGCAGTCGGGTTACTTTGACATTGGCGATGGGGACCAGGTGATGTTTATGAAGCGGTTTGTACCGGACTTCAAGAACCAGGTCGGCAATATTCAAGTGCAACTGCTCACGCGTCTGTATCCACAGGCTCCAGTGACCAACAGTTCGCTCGATCCGTACACGGTTGAGCCAACGACACAAAAGATCGATACTCGGGCACGCGGTAGGCAGATGTCTATTCGTATTGCCTCAGATGAATTGAACAGTCGCTGGCGCTTTGGAACATGGCGGGTTGATATTCAAGCGGATGGAATACGATGAGCAAGATCACCAACGTACGTCTGCCTACGGTTGCTTCGCGTGAATACAACCCAGAGCAATTTAACCAGCTCGTTCGCTCGCTCGAACAGATCATTTTTCAGCTCAACCAGACATATGCGCCAATCGTGACTGAAAATAAGGACGAGGCAATGATCTGGTTTTCGGGGGAATAAATGGCAAATTCGTATAAAAGATATCCAGTAACGCTGACGGCTGCGACTCCCGCGACCCTGTTTACGGTTCCAGCCGCAACTACTGCCATTGTTCGGTCGATTTGGGTGACCAACTCTGGGGGCGCGTCCGCCACGATTAAGGTTTCTTTTGCCCCTGGAGGGTCAGGTCTTCACTACCTGACCTTCAACACCACGGTAAACGCAGGTGAATACTACGACCTGATCGGGACGAAGCCCACAGGGCCCCTGATTTTGGAGACTGGTGACATTTTTAGGATTGAGTCCTCGGCCAGCAGTGTCGGGGTTGTCGTTTCTGCACTTTTGGTAGACAGAAACTAATGCATTGTTGGATAATCAATGCCATATTCGCGTCCTTTCCCGGCGCGCAGCCCATGGTGGCTTTTGGCATAAAACGGAAAGGTAACCTACATGGCTGACGCGATGCAAGGGATTATGGGACTCCCGCAAGCTCCCACCGCTCAAGACAGCGCCTCACAGGAGACGATTGACCCGTCTCTTTTTAGCCCTGTCATTGAATCGTACGCACGAAATAATCCGGTCGAATTCGGCAATGACATGCTCAACAGCATGGAAGCTGCTGATCCGGCTCTCGTTCAACGATTCAAGTCGCGCCTGGCCGGGATGCAAGTTCCCCAGGAAGTGGTTGATGCTTTGGGCCAGATGATTGACGTCATCATGGCCGACCCACAGAATTATGCAGAAATCAGAGCACGCTTGATTGAAGAGGACGGAGTTCCTGAAGAACTGCTTCCTGAAGAATTTGATCCGGCCTACTTTGCTGCATTCAACATTGCACTAGATCAGCTTGCCTCGAACGCTCCACAGGAGCCGATTCGGATGGCCAATGGCGGCATTGCAACGCTCAAGCCCCTTGCTGCTGAGATTGCCAAGATGGGCCGCAACGGCGACACAATGCTGGCCCACATTACGCCAAGCGAAGCACGCATGCTGCGTCGCCGTGGGGGCTCGGGCACGATCAACCCTGTTACCGGGTTGCCTGAATTCTTCTTGGGCAAGGTGTTCAAATCGATCGGCAAGGCTGTTTCTGGCATCGTCAAGGGCATTGGAAAAGTCGTAAAAGACATTGCCTCCAGCACGGTCGGCAAGATCGTATTGACGGCTGCTGCCGTGTATTTCCTGGGCCCGGCTGGTTTGAACTTTGCGGGCACTGCCGCTTCAGTCACAGGCCTGACAGGCTCCGTGGCTGTTGGCGTGAATACTTTTGCTGCCAGTACCTTGGTCAGCCTGGCCGGTGGCCAAAGCCTGGGCGATGCACTCAAAACCGGTGCGATCTCAGGTGTTACCGCAGGCTTCGGTAGTGCCGTCTTTGGCCTGCCTTCTGGCTACGAAGGGGGTACGCCGACAACCCCTGCCCCGATCGTCGACAAGTCGTTCCCTGCAGGTGGTACGCCTCCTGGCGCAGTGCCGGGACAGGCTCCGATAGTTACCGACACGGGAGTCGCGCAGACGTTTGCGGTCCCTGACGTCCCAAAAATCACGCCTACGCCGCTGGATGTAGTTGATGAAGTGGTGACGCCTGGCAGCGCCGTCCGTGATGCATCGTCCGTGGCCCGTGCGCCTGTTACCAATGTCACTGCCCCAACCGAGGTTGTGCCGTCCACGGTACAGAACGCTGTTAGCGCCGCCCCTCCGACAGTAACGCCTCCTACCGTGACTCCGCCCGTGGCTTCTGTGCCAGGGACCACGGACCTCGGAACAGGCATTCGCATGACGGGGAACGCTACTCCGGGCTTTACTGGCACCGTTCCGACGGTCCAGCAAGTTGGCATTGAGACCATTACGCCTAAGACTTTGCTGAATGCGGCAGCGCAGCAGGGTGGCCAACAGGTGGCCACGCCTGGGTTCTTTGAGTCCCTGAAGCAGGGCAACCTGATGGATGCCGCCAAGGCTGCTTATCAAAACATCTCTCCTTCTGAGATCCAGAAGCAAGGTATGAGCACGGCCATTGACACGGTCAAGCAGCAGTTCCCTGGCGTCAGCACGGAGCAGATCATCAATGCACCGGCAGGCTCTGTCCTCTCACAGGCCTTTAAGGCGGCCCAGCCGGGCCTTGTGGCCACATATGGCCCATTGGCGCTGACTGGTGTTGCGGCTATGGGCGCACTGGGGGGTTTTGAGAGGGAACAACCTGCACCACCTCCGGGGTTCAGTGGCCCCACTGGCGTCGACCTGCTGCGCACCAACCCCGAGACCTACGGCCTGACCTTTGGCGGTACTCGGACTTCGTATGCCCTCAACCCGTACGACTACATGTATTCGATGCCCAGCAGTGGATTGCCTCCAATGAAGGCGGCCACAGGGGGCATTGCTTCACTGGAGCGTTATGCACAGGGCGGCCAGCCAACTCATTTCCCGCGCAAGACTGGTCCGATCAACGGTCCTGGCACGGGTACCTCAGACTCGATCCCGGCCATGTTGTCGGACGGGGAATTTGTGTTCACTGCCAAAGCCGTACGCGGCGCGGGCAAAGGATCACGGCGCGCAGGGGCAAAACGCATGTATGCCTTGATGAAGGCGCTGGAAAGGAAGGCGTAAATGGCAGATATCACATATACCGGGCAGATAGTCCGGGAAGCCCCGGAAATTGAAGCCTATAAGCTGGGCCTCTTGAAGGAGGCTCAACGGCTTTATGCAGAACAGCCCCTGACTCTCCCGGCCTACGAGGCCGCCGGGCTGTCACAGAGCCAACTGCAGGCATCTAACCTGGCCAAGCAGGGTATTGGCGCGTATGAGCCATACATCCAGGCAGGTTCCACCGGTCTAACACAAGGCCAAAACCTTGCCCAGGCCGCTGCACGTGGTATTGCAGGTATTGATGTTTCGCCTCAGTATCAGCAAGCACAGTTAGGCATGGCCCAAGCCTCTCAGGCCGCAGGCTCTGCACTGTCTCCTGACTTCACCACTTCTCAGGGCTATCTGAGTGGCGCAGCACAACGCGCCGCCGGTTCCACCGCTGGCTATGCCCCAGGCATGGCCAGGGAGTTCATGAACCCCTACCAAGAGGCCGTCACGCAAAACACTATGCGTGAGCTTCAGCGACAAGGGGCAATTCAGCAGAATGCTGCTGCTGCTCAAGCTGCTAAAAGTGGTGCGTTTGGCGGCATGCGTGAGGGTGTCCAACGTGCTGAGATGGCGCGTGGCCTAAGCGACGTGATGGCTCGCCAGATTGCCCAGGACTACGCCCAGAATTACGCTCAAGCACAACAGGCTGCGATGCAGGGTTTTGAGCAACAGCAGCAGCGCAACCTGGCCGCAGCTAACCAGATGGGCCAGATCGGTGCTCAGTTTGGCCAGCAGGCGGCTACTGGCACTCAGATGAGGCAGGCTGGAGCAGGGCTCATGGGCCAGCTCAGTCAGGGCATCGGCTCTTTAGCGGGTCAGCAGGCCGGTATCGACATTCAGCGTGGACAACTTCTTGGCCAGCTTGGCCAGGGCATCGGCTCGATGGGCGTGCAACAAGCCGCTTTGGGCCAGTTGTACTCGCAGCTCAACGCAGGCGATGTTGCGCTACTCAACCAAATCGGTACGCAAGAGCAGCAAAACGCTCAGGCGCAGCTCGAAGCACAGCGCATGACCAACCTGCAACGGACCATGGCCCCGTATCAACAACTGGGCTTTGTGTCAGATATCTACAAGGGAGCGCCATCCACACAGATGGCCCTCACATCACAATCAGCGCCAAGTGCAAGTCCAATGCAGCAGTTCGTTGGTACGGCTGTTGGCGCGGCGTCTACGGCAGCGGGCGTGAATAAGCTGTTCGGATAAGGAAACGACTATGAAATCAAAAGTCCTGGACCGTCCGTTGTTCAAGAAGCCGAACAAGGACATGGATCCCGAGAATGTGGGGATCATGCAAGGCTTCGCCGACATGCTCGATGAAGACGAGATGGAGGCGCTTAAGGGCGCGGAGGAAAAGGACTACGACACCGCGTCAATGCAAGAGCGTACCCCGAAGTCTCCCGAGATCTTGATGAATAACCTGCGCGGCGACATGCGCTCGATCGACGCTCGCGTCGAAGAGCTTGCCGACCTCGTGGGCTACAACGCTGCTTCAAGCACCCCAACGGAAGTGCTGGCACTGTTGCAACCTGTGCTCGCGGCCGAGGCCCAAAAGGGTATCGGATCACTTCCAGGTGCTGGCCTTGGCCAGACCCCGCAGGGCGCTATGCCCCCTGGAATGCCTCCCGGCATGCCTCCGGCTGCGGCACCCGACATGGGCGCTATGCCCCCTGGAATGCCCCCTGGTATGGATATGCCCCCTGTTCCAAACACGTCACCGGCTGGAATGCCTGAAGGCGGCATCGCCTCGTTAATGGCAGGTACTGGCGGCAGCCAAGAGCCTGTTCAGATGGCTGCTGGCGGGCTCGTCCAGCGTTTTCAAGCGGGGTCTACTGAGGAGGGAGTGACCCCAGCCGAAGGTTCCTCCATGGTTGGCAGCTACTCTCCGGAGATGATCAGCCAAGCGCGCAACGAAGTCATGACGTTTCTAAGCCGTCGTCCGCTGGCCGTGCCGGACATCGCTGCCGAAACCCAAAAACGCGTGCCTCTGTACGAAAAAGTGCTGGGCATTGACCGCAACGTGTCTCAGGGCCAGGCCCTGATGGATATTGCACAGGCCGCGTTCAATTACGCAGGCAACGTCGACGAACAAGGCCGTCCTCTTCGCGGCAGTGGTATTTCCCGTCTGGCAAGGGCTGTTGCTCCGCTGCCAGGCCGCCTCGGCGCACGCGTCGCGGAACAGGCCAAGGCCGACCAGGCCATCAAGCTCACAGCTCTGCAGGCTACCGAAAAGGATATCCAGGATATCCGAGCCCAAAACGCCAAACTCATCGAGACCCAGCGCAAGGCCTGGGCCGACATCGCCAAGTCTACAACTGTCAGTCCTTTCGGCAGTGGTAAGGAAGGCAAGATCCTGCAGTACTTCACGCAGCTCGCGCCTGACTACGGCTCTGGCAAGACCACGCCTGAGCAAGATCGGATCTTCGAGACCGCGATCAAGGACTACACGCAGCGTCAAGAGGTTGAGACTGTTGATCCGGTCACCGGCAACAAGTCCATTCGCGTCATCCGCAATGAGCTGCCAAGCTTTGTGACGACCGCGCTGAATGCTCGCGCCCAGCTTACAAAGCTGACCACCGGCAAGGATGGCGCGCCGCCCACTGGTGAGTCACGTACCAGGCCTCAAGGATCAGGGACCACGGCTCCTGCAGCAGCGGCTCCTGCTGGCGATTCCACGGCTCCTGCAAATGCTTCAAACGTGCGTCCTATGCCGACCCAATCTGGTGGCACGCCGCCCGAAGAGGCCGGTACATCCCAGGGCCAGCAGATTCCCAACTACACCCGGGCGGATCCTCTTCAGGTCAAGCCGCAAACCCAGAGCTACTTCACGACCGCACAGCCGACGATGTTTGGTGCGTCGTTCCGTGGCACTGGTGTACCGTCTGCCATCGGCAGCGCCGCTTATCGCTTGCCGCTGATTGGTCCTTCCATCGGCTCTCGCGAGATGGCCGAAGCACGTGACTACTTGGAAAACACGGTTGGCCGGGTGAACCGGGCAATCGCCACAAATCCGCGATTCGCTGAAGGCGAGCGGGTGCAGATTCAGAAGCAGCTCGATCTGATGCCTGGCATCATCGACAACCCAACCGCGTACCGCTCGCGCCTGTTCGTATTGGATGACTTCCTTATCCAACTTCAGGACGAGTCTCTGCGTAACACGTTTAATCAGCAGCTCACTCTGGAGCAGCGCAAGCAGTCCCGAGAGAAGGCCACGGATATCCATGGCCTGCGTGAGCTGATCGGGTCTCCGCTGCGCATCTACAGCGCCGATGACCCGCGTCTACAGACCTTGCCACCTAACACGCCGTTCCTTTGGAATGGTGAAGAATGGCGCAAGACAAAACCGAGGGCACGATAATGGCTGACAGAGTACCTGGCGTCCCACTTGGACCCGTTGACGATCCTCTAAAAGCTGGAGGCAGAGCCGACCCGACAGTTAGCGAAGCTGTTTCCAGCGAGTTCAACGCGCCCACGATGCGCGGCCCAAGCGGCACCGGATTGCGTCCTCCTTCTGCGTCTGCCACAGGCGGTCGGATTGAGCCCACGCCGGAAGAAATCCGGCGTGAAATCATGTACGGAACCGCAGAAGGCGGCGTCCAAGGCGCAAGCGTCATGGGTGGTGCAACGATGGGCCTGCGCCTGGGTACGGCTGCAGCCCCTTTTCTTGGCCCATTTGCTCTAGCCGGTCCTATCGTCGGCACGGCCGGTGGTGCCACCATCGGCTACCTGCTATCCAAAGATGTTGACTCCCTGTTCCCGGCTGTCCCACGGGAAGACCTGGTCCCCTATCGGGAAGGCGGGAAGACCTTCGGCGGCACGATTGCGGCCGCTCCGTTTGCCTTTGGCCTGCCGGTCATGCAAGGTGGCCGTGTGGCCAACTTCGTGACCAGGGTTGGCGAGTCGGCGCGCAAGTACCCTAAGTCGTATCTGGTCGGTGAGACCCTGTCCGGCGTAGGCGCTGGCGTCGCTGGTGGCACTGCTGTCGAATATGCGCCTGATTCGCCTGGCACACGCGTCGTGGCCGAAGTGGTGGGCGGACTCTTCTCGCCTGGCCGCTTCGTGGCCAATGCAACCGGCTCGACCAAAGACTTTCTGGGCACCATGGTCCGTAGTATGTCTACGGATTCCCGCCAAGCACGTGCCGCGAACCGTCTGTACTCGATTCTTGATGAGACCGGCGAGGACATCCCGGCATTGATTCGCAAGCTCGAAGCAAACCTGCCTCCTGGCGTGACCACCACGGCCGCTCAGAAGACCGGTTCGCCCACCCTTGGCGTGCTGGAGACGACACTGGCGCGCAGCAACCCTCGCTACGCTGCCGAGATCCGCAAGCAGGGACTGGATTCAATCCGGGCTTATGAGCTGCTGATCGAAAACCTGAATACCGTGGGCACGCCCCAGGCCTTCCGCCAGGCTGCTGTCCTGCGCGAGAAGATGTTCACCGACCTCCTGGACAGCCGTCTACAGGCCGCTGAAGTGGATGCTGCTACCAAGGTCGCAAGGATCACCCGTGACACCCCGGCCGCTCGTGTTGAGATTGGTCGCATCGTCCAACAGAACACCGAAGACGCCCTGCGCGACGCTCGTCTGTACGAGAAGTCCCTGTGGCTCGACGCCTACCGCGATACTCTCAAGCGTAAGACAGTGAAGGGCGAGACCACCCTGGTACCGCGCAACGTGATCCCTGAGAACACTGGCCGTTCTGCGCTTGAGATCGCCACCAGCATGTCGCCCGAGCGATTCAACTCGCTGCCGACAGAAGTTCGTCAGATCATGACTCGTCTGGGCGTAACACAAGATGCCATCAGCCAATTCGCTGCTGGCCGTCGCACACAAGAGTTCATTGATACTGGCGTAGTGCCGTCGCAGTATTTGACCCAGCCTGCTGGACCACGGACCACGAAGCGTGAGTCTGTGTTTGCCCGCACGGACGTCGAGGACCTGATCAACATCCGCAGTGACCTGCTGGACTTTGCCCGCAACGCCTCCGTGCGTGGCGAGGTGGCCAATGCAGGCTTCTACAGCAAACTTGCTGATGGCGTGTTGCGCGATCTCGACTCAATGCGTCTGCCTAACTACGACAAGGCACGTGACTTCTCCCGCACCTTGAACGATTACTTCACCCGCAGTTTTGCTTCAGAGGTGAACAAGGGCACGACTCGTGGCATGCCTCAGTACGCTCCCGAGATCCTGGTGCAACGTGCATTCGGCGCAAGCAACGACCTTGCTGCCCTGCGCATGCAGGAAATTGAGGGCGCTGTGGGCATGATGCGCACGCAGTACGACGAGGCAGTCAAGAAGTTTGGTGCCAAGAGCCAGCAGGCTCAGGCGCTCAAGCCCATGGCTGACCTGGCCGACCAGAATGTCGCTTCAATTCGCGACGCTCAGACTCGTGTGTATCGTTTGGCTGCGGCCAAGGCCATTGACCCGGTCACCGGCCGCGTCAACGAGCGGATGCTGACAAAGTTTGTCAACGAGAACAAACCTGTTCTTGATCGTCTGCAAATCACCCCTGATTTGACTGACGCTGCTAAGGCCGAGAACGTCTTCCGTGGCCTTCAAGCCGAGAACAGCCGTGTAATGAAATCGGTCAACGAACAGGCCGCTTTCTCGCGTGTGGTTCAGTACGAGAACCCGACCAACGCCATTGCTGACGCGCTCAACAGCAAGAACCCTGTACGCAACTTTGCAGGCATGGTCCGCATGGCAGAGCGCGGTGGTCCGGAAGCTGTTGCTGGGATGAAGGCCAGTCTGTTTGACTATGCCTTCATCAAGGCCGGTGGCGAGCGGGGCTTCAGTCCTGCTGCTTTCCAAAAGGTCCTGTTTGAGCCGCTGTCTCCTGGCCAGCCTTCCCTGTTCTCGATCATGCGCAGCCAGAATGTGATGTCGATCGGCGAAGGCAAGAACTTGCGTCGATTGATCGCCCCGATGGAGCGCATCGAGACAGCCCTGAAAAACAACCAGCTCATGGACGAAGTGGTCCAGGGCGGTGATGCCGTGACGGAGCTTGCGCTGCGTGTGATCGGCTCTCGTATCGGTGGCGCAGTAGCTGATGGCGGACCTGGTTCGCTGATCGCAGCCAGCGCAGGCTCGAAGTACATGCGTCAGATGTTCGACAAGACACCGACGCTGTTCATTCGCGGCATCATCGAAGAGTCGACCAAGGACCCGCAGCTCCTGGCGCAGCTCCTCAAGCGTGGAACGACCGAGCAGGAGAAGTTCCAGATGGCACGTGCTCTGCACGGCTACATGGTTGCTGCCGGGGTGAACTACGCCAATTTTGACGAGAGCCAGGCCCCTAAGCGCAAACCTGAGACCTTTTTTGAGGTGCCGCTGCCTGATTTCAATGCGCCTGTGTCACCGGGTCCTGCCCAGCCTCGTATTCCCTTTAGGTCAGAGTCTCAGCAAATGCTTCGGCAGATGCCACCAGCGCCTGCGACTCGCGGTGTGCCTGGGATGCCCGCCGCACCTGGGGCCAAGCCGCCAGCAGGACAGTCTGGTCAAGGACCAATGTCTGGTTCCAGTCGTGCAGCGTTCCAGGCTCTGTTCCCGATGGATAGCGTCGCTTCCCTGATGAACCAGGGCGGTCAAGGAGGTGCGGGATGAACTGGTCCGATGTTCTCAAAGCGGTAATTCCTATTGTTGTTATGTCGTTGGCCTGGCTTCTTGGCCAGGTCAATAATTTTTCTGAGCGACTCACGCAGATAGAGGGAAAGATGCCTGCCTTGATCACCAAGGAAGGCACCCCCACTGACAGTCCTATCAGCGCAGAAAAGCGAGCAGCGATTAAGGAGCAGATCTACAAGGACATCAACGATCTGCACGTCCGGCTCAAGCTTCTGGAAGAGCGCCAGTCACAGGCGCAGAAGCGATAGCATAGTAGCGTTCAACGCGACGCAGCCAGTCATCCTTGTACTGGCGGAATTCGGAACCGGCCGTGGAGTACTCCATGGTCGTTCCGTCCTGGTTGGCCATCAAGATCACCCCGTAGTCAATGTCGGTCCCATGCACGATGTCATGGGCCAGGGCGTACGCTCCAAGCTGGTGGAAGTAGTCGTCAATCCACTCTCGTTTTTTGGGCTTCACACTTTGCTTGAAGTCCATGATGCAGGGCTTGTTGCGGTAGACGCAAACGAGATCGGTAGTTCCGGCGTATTTTTGCGGATAGTACAGCGCGGCCTCGGACCCCCAGATCTCCTGCATGTTCTGGAAGTAGGTGTTGATGAGCCGGTAGCCCATCTCGTAGCCTTTGAGCATGAGCCAGTTGGTCGGGCGGGGTAAGTCTCGGTAGGCAATCATGCGCTCGATCACAGCATGCATGTGCGTGCCCACAGCGGCCGCATCCGACTTAATTCGTTCCGCGTTCTCTGCACCAACCCTCGCGGCCCACGCATCAAGGCCCTGCTTGTCCTTCGTCGCCGACAAGATCGTCGTTACGCTGGGCAGGCGCTGATCGCCGTAGACGTACTTGCGGCCATCGGGGCCTTCTTCCCTGGTCAGCTCCTCGTACTTGTAGAGCTTACGGAGTGGGATCAAATCAACCATGCTTTTATTTCCTCTCCCATCACCTGTGTGGCGATGTCAATCTTGCTTCTGAGTGCCTTCACAATCTTCTCGTCCACCGTGTTGGGGGCGATCAGATCGATGTAGGTCACGTTCTTTGTTTGGCCAATACGGTGTGCTCGGTCCTCTGACTGCAGGCGCTTTTCCAGGTCGAAACTGTTGCTGTAGTACACGACGACAGCAGCCTGTGTGAGCGTCAGGCCGTAGCCGCCAGTGCTCGGGTTGCCCACGAAGAAGCGCAGCTCGCTGTTGGGGTCCTGGAAGTCGTTGACGATGCGCTGGCGCTCCTCGGACTCGGTGTCACCGTAGTAGGTGGCCACGGAATTCATGCCGTATTCCTTCTGCAGCGCGAGCTTGATGCCCTCGATGTCATGCCGGTAGTTGGCCCAGATGATCATCTTGCCGTCAGATTCTTCGATGACGTTGAGCAGCTCCTTGATGCGGTTGTTCGGCAGCTCGATGACCTCGCCGCTGTCGAGCTTGACGTGGCCACAGACGATCTGATGCAGACGCATGATCTGCGTGAGCGCGTTGACCGTGGACACAATACCTTCTTTGAAAGAGGACAGCGCCAGGGCCTTCATCTCCATGTAGGCCTTGACCTGCTCATCGGTCAGATCAACCTCTCGCTTGACGAACATCTTGTCGGGAAGATCCAGACACTCTTCCTTCGTCACTCGGAAGGCAAAGCGGTCCATCTTCTCCTTCAGCTCGTCCAGGCGACGGTAGCCCACGATCTGCTTGAAGCTGTGCGTGGACAACGTGCGCTCGACGGTGACGGCATAGCGTGCCTGGAAGGCGTAGTAGCTGCTGATGTTCAGGCATTCGTCAGACAGGAAGGCGCACTGCTGGTACAGGTCCATCGGGCTCTTGGTTACAGGCGAGCCCGTCATGATGCGGCGGTACTTGGCCATCTTGCCCACCTTCACCGCGTTCTTGGCACGAGACGCCGTGGGCGTCTTGATGGTGGTGCTCTCATCAATGGCCATGAAGCCGGTGTGGC